TTTAGTATTGTTACCTATTCTGGTGCATCAAATGCTACCTCAGACTCATCTAATAATGGAGGTGCTTACTGGACTATCGGGCATGGTCTGGCACAAGCACCAGAAGTAGTGTTAGTTAAAACAAGAAGTTCACAGGCTGCTTGGTATATGGGGCATCAAGATCTTAGTGCAACACCTTGGGCTAGTGGCTCTCATGTTAAGATAAACACTTCTGAAGCAAGTGCAAATGAGTCTAATATTCTTTGGGGTAATGCAGCGCCCACTTCTACAGTGTTTAAAGTCGGTGGTTGGAATGTCGTGAATAGAGCGAACAGTACATACCTAGCATATTGTTTTCATTCAGTTGACGGCTACTCCAAGGTCGGTAAATATGTTGGTAACGCGGGCGCATTTAAATTTGTATACTGTGGATTTGCTCCTGCCGTTATAATTACCAAAAGCATAGGCGGTACTGGATGGCGAATTATTGACAATAAAAGAACTACATTTAACCCATCAAAAGCTTCTTTATATCCAGATAGTGATAGCGAAGAATATAACGGCGCTGGGCATGAAACTGATTTCCTATCAAATGGGTTTAGGATGATGAACTCAAATAGTCGATTAAACACTAGTAATCAGAATTACATTTTTATAGCATTCGCAGAAAATCCATTTAAACACACAAACGCTCGCTAACAGGGCAATCACAATTTAGGAGAAACACTATGTGGTTCGTTGGAAATACAGAAATAGGTTTTATAGTAAACAGGGCCAGAGGGTTAACTATTGCAGGGATTCAATATCCTCGCAACATTTTTACGATATGGTCAAAAGAAGAACTTGCTGCAATTGGCGTAAAACCATACAGTGAGGTTCGTCTAGATTCACGCTACTACTCTGATGGTGCATTGACTCGCGCCGAAGTTGATGGAACTATAGTTGGTACTTACGCTGGAGTAGCAAAGGATGTTGCTCAGTTAAAATCAGAAATGATGGATTCAGTTAAATCTCAAGTCTCTTCACTACAGGGTGATGTTGATTGGTATTGGAGTAGAGCTTCAAAGGGTGGAACTGCTGTTCCAGATAGAATTCGTTATCACGCTGCAGCAATCTACACAGAGATGGAATCAAAAGAATCTGCTATTAGTGCATTGACAACTTTAGATGGAATCATTGCATATCAGAATCATCCAATGATTGAAACTAGTAAAGTGAAACACACATCAGCTGAAGGTGTTGTGACTTATGGCCCGCAAACAACTACATCTAATGTGGAAATTAACAAAGTTACTCATGGATGGTCATCTTTAAACCCAGTAGACCCATCTTTTGTTAGTTTGGTAGATGCATAAATAGTTTAAAGATTGAATAGATAAAACTGTTCTTTCTAAGGTACATACCTATTATAACAAGGATGTTTTGTTCTGTCAAGACATTTTAGGAACTTATTACATTATGACTGACTTCGAACACTACCTCGGAAACCCCTTACTCAAGAAATCAAATGTTCCTGTTAATTGGGAGAAGGGGCAGATTCTTGAGTATCAGAAGTGTATGGAAGACCCCATATACTTTATCAAGAATTACATTAAGATTGTATCACTTGATTTAGGCCTTGTTCCTTTTGAACTGTACGACTTCCAAGAAGACATTGTAAACACAATACACGAAAACCGATTTACTATCTGTAAGTTGCCAAGACAGTCTGGTAAATCTACCACACTTGTCTCTTATGTACTCCACTACATTCTATTTAATTCAAACATGAATGTTGCAATCCTTGCTAACAAAGCTGCAACCGCGAGAGATATTCTTGGTAGACTTCAACTTGCATACGAGAACCTACCTAAGTGGTTACAACAAGGAGTTGTCTCTTGGAACAAGGGTTCTGTGGACTTAGAGAACGGCTCTAGAGTTGTTGCTTCGTCTACATCATCCAGTGCAGTTCGTGGTGGTTCATACAACATGCTATTCTTAGATGAGTTTGCATTCGTTCCACAGAACGTAGCAGAAGACTTCTTTAGTTCTGTATACCCTACAATATCATCTGGTACTTCTACTAAAGTTGTTATCGTATCAACTCCCAATGGCATGAACATGTTCTATAAGTTGTGGACTGACGCAGAGAACAAAAGAAACTCCTATAATATCATAGATGTTCACTGGAGTCAAATACCCAACAGGGACGCAAAGTGGCGTGACGAAACAATTGCAAACACATCCCTAGAACAATTTCAACGAGAGTTTGAGTGTGAGTTCTTAGGTTCTGCAAACACTCTTATCCACCCTGCCAAGATTAAGACAATGGCATTCCACAATCCTATTACATCAAATGCTGGGTTGGATATGCATGAACGTCCAGTACCCAATGGAACCTACGTTCTTATTGCTGACGTGGCTCGAGGAACAAAGAATGATTACTCTGCATTTATTGTCTTTGATGTTTCAACAGTCCCCTATAAGATTGTTGCTAAGTATCGTAACAATGAGATTAAACCATTACTATATCCAAACATTATTAGTGATGTTGCACTCGCATATAACAATGCATACGTCTTAGTTGAAGTAAATGACATTGGCGAACAAGTTGCGACTGCTCTACAGTTTGACTTGGAGTACGAGAACCTTATCATGGCAAGTATGCGTGGTCGTGCAGGTCAGGTGCTTGGTGGAGGGTTTTCGGGGGGCAAAGCGCAGTTGGGTGTACGAACAACCAAAGCAGTTAAAAAGATGGGTTGTTCCAATATTAAACAAGTTATTGAATCAGACAAGTTAATTATCAATGACTATGAACTAATTAAAGAGTTATCTACCTTTATCCTTAAAGGCTCTTCTTATGAAGCAGAAGAGGGACATTCAGATGACTTGGCAATGTGTTGTGTATTGTTCGGGTGGATGATACAACAAACATATTTCAAAGAGTTAACAGACGATGACATTCGTGCTAGAATGTATTCAGACCAACAGAATCAACTAGAGCAAGATATGGCCCCATTTGGATTCTTGGACGATGGTGTACAGTCTCCTTATGAGGATAACATTGTTGATGAATACGGACAAAGATGGAGTCCAGTAGTACGAAGTTATGAATCTGATTGGTAGAGTTTTATAGAACCCTACATACTACATAATATCAATAATATCGTTTACTAGTTTTAAATGACAGTTTGAACACACGACTTTACAAACACTGATTAGTTGATTAACTTCAGTTCTTGATTCTTCGTTCAACCCTTTTCTTTTAGTTAGTTTTCGAATATCCTTTTCGTGAGGATAGAACTGGAGACAGGCGGTTTCAGATTCACCACAGTAATGACAGGACTTTTCGCCAAGATATTCATTAACCCATATCTTGCGAGCCCTGTAATTTCTCTGTGATACCCTCTTAATGGTATCTTTATATTTCTGATAGTGTTCCGACATAGTATTATTTATGTGCCGTAAAACCTATAAAAAATAAAAGTGTAGACTTAGTTTTTTATAAATATCAATGTAAGTTTGAAAATAACTAAATTATTGAACAATCCACAAAGGAGAATAACCAATGGCATTTCAAGTATCACCAGGCGTCCTCACAAAAGAGGTTGATCTAACTAATGTGGTTCCTGCTCTTGCTACTTCAATTGGCGGTTTGGCAGGGGTCTTCTCAAGAGGCCCAATGGACCAAATCATACCAATTGGTAATGAGAAGGAATTAGTACAGACCTTCGGCAAACCCGATTCAAGTAACTTTGAAACTTGGTTTACTGCCGCTAACTTTTTAGAATATGGCAATGCACTTCGTGTAGTTCGTGCGAACAACGGAGCTCGTAACGCTGTAGCAAACGGCGGGGCAACAATCGGAACCTTTACTGGTAACGCATCTACAACAGTATTCACAATGTCTACCGCTGTATCAGATGCATCCCTATTAGAAGTGACTATTGCAGGCACCAAAACAACAGCATTCACAGTTAATGGAACAACTAGTATTACATTTACTGATGCTCCAGCATCTGGTTCTAATAATACTATTGTTAAATTAGGAATCAGAATAACTAACGACCAGTTTTATGAAGACAACTTCGCAGATGGTTCTGGTAGTGTAGGTTCTTTTTCATCTAAGTACCCAGGCTTATGGGGTAACTCAATCGGTGTCGCCACTTGTGGTTCTGCTGAAGCATATGAATTCACCTTGCCAGCTGACAACAAAGTAAACATGGCAGGTAATGCGGCTGTTGGTGTAACTGCTATCACAGTAGATGATGGTGCAGAGTTTTCTGTTGGAGATATCGTATTCTTCCAAGAAGCTTCTGGACAACAGTACTCAGTAGTATCTATCTCAACACACGTTCTTACTATCCGTCAATTGGATAATCCGAATGGTGGTGGACTAACAAGTATCGTTCTTAACGACACTGTAATTCGCAGACGTTGGAGATTTTACGACTTATTTGATTCAGCGCCAGGCACATCTGCTTGGGCCAAGGGTCAAGGTTTACCAATTGCTGAAGACGAATTGCATATTGTAGTATATGACCAAGATGGTGGCCTTACTGGTTACGATGTTGATGTTGCTGGTAATCGTGGTAGTGGTGTTATCGAAACTCACGCTCACCTTTCCAAGCATCCAAATGCAAAAACACCTCAAGGTGGAACTGCATACTATCCAACTGTTTTAAATAGATCATCTACTCATGTTTGGTGGATGGATCATCCTGCCTCTGGTGCTGCTGATTGGGGTACTAACCTTACATCTGCTGGTACTGATAAGGTATTTGATGCTGCACATCTTCCTTTAGTTGACCTTTTAACTATCGGACAAGATGACACAACTGCTACTGTAGCTGAATTAACTGCTGCATATAATTATTTCTCTGACGCTGATACAGTTGATGTTAACTTAATTATGGCTGGTACTTCACCTGCTTCAACAGATGGTACTGCACACGCAGCAGCAATGATTGCCCTTGCAGAAGCAAGAAGAGATATGGTTGTGTTTATATCTCCTCGTAGAGCAGATGTAGTGGGTGTCACTTCTAGTGCTACTCAAACCACTAACGTAAAGACGTTCTTTGATGGACTTGCAAGTTCTTCGTATGCAGTATTCGATTCTGGATACAAGTATATGTACGACAAGTATTCAGACGTATTCCGTTATGTTCCTTTGAATGGTGATATTGCTGGTTTATGTGCTAACACTGACAATGTTTCAGACCCTTGGTTCTCGCCAGGCGGTTACAACAGAGGACAGATTCGTGGTTCAGTTAAACTTGCGTTTAACCCAACTAAGACACAACGAGACATCCTATATCCTGCTCGTGTAAACCCAGTTGTTACATTCCCAGGCCAAGGTACAGTTCTATTCGGTGACAAGACTGCTTTAACTCGTCCAAGTTCATTCGATAGAATTAACGTCCGTAGATTGTTCCTTACATTGGAAAAAGCAATCGCTACTGCTGCAAGGTTTCAGTTGTTTGAATACAACGATACTTTCACTCAGGCTCAGTTCAAAAATATGGTTGAACCATTCTTGAGAGATGTGCAAGGAAGACGAGGCATTACAGACTTTAAAGTAGTTTGTGATGGAACCAATAACACAGGTGAAATTATTGATAGAAATGAGTTTGTTGCAGATATCTACATCAAACCTGCTCGTTCAATTAACTTCATTACACTAAGTTTTGTCGCTGTTAGAACAGGCGTAGCATTTAGTGAGGTAGGAGGCTAATATGAGTACTGCAAATATTAATGCGTTTAAAGCCAATATCGCTGGTGGTGGTGCAAGAGCAAACCAATTCAAAGTAGTACTTGCCGCACCGGCAGGTATTGTTACTGGATTGGATGCTGCAAATGCCAGTTTTATGATTAAGGCAACAAGCTTGCCAGGCCAAACAATTACAGAAGTTCCTGTTCCTTTTAGGGGCAGAACACTGTATCTTGCTGGCGACCGTGAGTTTGAAACTTGGACAACCACATGTATCAACGAGACTACTTTTGCTCTCAGAGATGCAATGGAAAAGTGGATGTCTGGTATCAACGATTTAGAAACGAGTCAAGGTGTTACTAATCCAGCTGACTATTATGCACAAATGGAAGTGCATCAGCTAGATAGAAACAACAATGTTCTGAAGGCATATGTGCTCAAGAACTGTTGGCCTACTATTGTTGCTCCAATTGATTTGAACTTCGATACTGTAAGTGAAGTTGAAACTTTTGATGTAACTTGGAGATATACTGACTTTACTAGTGTCGGTGTATAATCCTGCTTTTTATACTTACTAAATAGTAAGGTAAAATTAGGAGAGTTATAGTATGGCGGAACTATTCGGTTTCAAAATAACAAAATCAGGTAAGGAAGGGGGGAATGATGGATTCACTCCCCCTGCTTCTGATGATGGAACCCTTGATGTAGTATCAGGCGGTGGACATTATGCATCTGTTCTAGATATGGACGGACAAGAAAAAACTGAGATTGCGTTAATAAAAAGGTATCGTGACATTGCACAACAACCAGAGTGTGATAGTGCGATAGAAGATATTACAAATGAAGCAATCGTTTCTGATGAAAGGGATATGTCAGTATCTATTTTGTTGGATCGTTTGCCTGTCTCCCCAAAAATTAAAACTAAAATTCGTGAGGAATTCCATGAGGTTCTTCACTTATTAGATTTTAATGCTAAAGGACACGACATTTTCAGACGATGGTATGTTGATGGTAGACTTTACTATCATAAAATTATCGACCCTAAAAACCCTCGCAAGGGTATTAAGGAAGTTCGATATGTTGACCCTCGTAAGATTAAAAAAGTACGAGAAACTAATAAAGAAAGAGACCAAGCAACTGGTATGGATGTGGTAACTAAAGTTACTCCATATTATCTATACAATCCAGCTGGTTGGAGTGAAGCTGGTGGAGCAACACAAGGTGTAAAGATTACTGATGATTCTATTACCTATGCACCATCTGGACTTGTTGATATGTCTAAGGGTGCTGTTCTTTCACATTTAAACAAGGCAATCAAACCTGTCAATCAGTTGCGTATGATTGAGGACTCGTTAGTTATCTATCGTATCTCTCGCGCACCAGAAAGACGTATATTTTATATTGATGTGGGTAATCTACCAAAGATGAAAGCAGAATCATATCTAAAAGATGTGATGAATCGTTATCGAAACAAGATGGTTTACGATGCGAAAACTGGTGAAATTAGAGATGATAGAAACCACATGTCAATGCTGGAAGACTTCTGGCTACCTCGTAGAGAAGGTGGTAGGGGTACTGAGATTACAACTTTGCCAGGCGGTTCAAACCTTGGTGAGATTGATGATATCACATACTTCCAAAAGAAACTGTATCGTTCACTAAATGTTCCAGTGTCTAGACTTGCAGAAGAGTCTGGATTCCAGATTGGACGTTCTGATAACATTACAAGGGATGAACTTAAATTTACCAAGTTTGTCGGAAGACTTCGCAAGAAGTTCTCAGTTGTTTTTTCAGATATGCTTAGGACACAACTACTACTCAAAGGTGTTATTGCACTTGATGAGTGGGATAAGTTAAAAGAACATATCCAGTTTGACTTTTTGCAAGATGGACACTTTACAGAACTCAAGAATGCTGAGATTCTTAGAGAAAGGCTAGATATGCTTGGTCAAATCGAATCGTATGTTGGTACATACTTCTCACAGGAATATGTTAAGAAGAAAATTCTTCGAATGACTGATGAAGAAATTAGTGAAATTGATTCTCAGAATAAGTCTGAGATGGATTCAGATGATACTGAATTAGAAGATGATGAATAATAGAGGATATAAATAGATGGATAATGTACAAGATTTCGTGAATTCTATTGCAACAGGTGACAACCTTGCAGCAGAAACACATTTTAACACAGCACTTGCTTCTAAAGTTGGTGATGCATTAGAAAAAAGAAGAGTAGATGTTGCACAAACTTTTGTGACACATCACATTCCAGAGGTAGAAGATAGTGAGTAAAACTCTCTCCCAGTTCATACAGAACTTACCAGAGAATGACGAGCACAAAGCATCTAAGGAGTATAAGAAATTATCTCCGCAGATGAAGAAGGCTGTTGACGCTATTTTCAAGGAAATGGATTCTAAACCTACAGATTTCCTAAATACCTTTGAGAAAACAATAAACAGTGTTTCTAAGAATTTCAAAGTACCTACCAAGGCACTTATGGACTATTTCGAAAAAGAAATGCTTACAATTTAGGAAATACTGATATGATTTTAAAAGGAGCCGCCGCTGCCATAACAGGCGCGTCTACAATAGGTAGAGCAACAAGAGTTAGAGTCAATGCGACTAACGCTGGAACAGTTACTGTTGCCGCGCCACTTGGTACATTTAACGCAGCTTCTGCTGTTGCTGGTGCTGCAATTACAATTTCAAGTCATGGTTTTATTACAGGAGATGAAGTTCAGTATTCTGCTGGTAGTGGAACTGTTATTGCTGAGTTAGCAGGTGTTGGATTGTTTTTTGTTAGGAAGGTAGATGCAAATACAGTTAGTCTTGCAACTACATTTGAAAATGCACAAAATAACGTAGTATTAAGTTTGACTGATGGTAGTTCACAGAACCATACGATTACTTGTACAAAGACATATGCTGGAACAGTGGTATTGGTCGCAAACCAAGTAATTTTTATAGACAAAAGATCAAGCGATACTATTGCATGTTCTGCTGCAATGAGTTGTACAGCCGTTGGTAGTCAGCCTTAAAGGGGAATTGAAATGAAACTCATTGCAGAAACTATACAAGACGTAGAATACATCACCGAAGAAAAGGAAGGTGGTGGTAAAGATATGAAGATTCGTGGAATCTTTATGCAGGCAGACATGAAAAACCGAAATGGTCGTGTCTACCCAATGGATGTGCTATCTAAAGAAGTAGCACGTTATAACAAAGAATTTGTTGCTGAAGGTCGTGCGTTTGGAGAACTGGGTCATCCAGAAGGCCCTACTGTCAATCTTGACAGAGTATCGCACATGATCACAAAACTGGAAGCGGATGGAAAGAACTTTGTCGGTGAAGCAAAATTGCTCTCAACTCCGATGGGGGAAATTGCGAAAGCACTAATCAAAGATGGTGGTAAACTTGGTGTCTCTTCAAGAGGTATGGGGTCTATCGAATCTAAGGGCGGTGCATCTTATGTGAAAAATGATTTTTATCTTGCCACTGCGGCAGATATTGTTGCAGACCCTTCTGCCCCACAAGCCTTCGTTGAAGGTATTATGGAAGGTAAGGAGTGGATTTGGAACAACGGCATTCTACGAGAAGTAGATGTTAATGAAATCAAACAGGACATAAATGAAGGTGTACGAAAGGGACTGTCAAATGTTTCCGCACTCGCCTTCGCTAAATTTATGTCGAAACTTTAATTATTATAAATATGATTATGATAAGACAAAACAACTCAAGGAGATCCGAATGTCAGAACTAGACAAGACAATCGCAGAACTGGAAGCACAGGTAAGTTTGGAGCTTGAAGAAGCAAAAAAAGTTACCGATGGTGCTGGTAAAGGGGATTCGATGGAAAAGCCAGAGGGTGAAGTAGAAGATTTGGGTAAAGCTGTAGTTGAACCAGATTCAACAGACAGTATAGGTAAGAAGGCATCTGCAAAGTCTAAAAAGGCAGCGGCCCCTAAGCAAACCAAAGAAGACTCTGAACTCAATCACGAAGGTGATGAACTGGATGAAGGCAAGAATATGACCAAAGCAGAAATGTTGAAAGCAATGTATTCCAAGATGGAAGGCATGAAAGCAGCTGAACTGAAAGCGTCATACGAAGCAATGAACAACGATGAAGATGAAGACGAAGATGACACAGAAGAGGTAGATGAAGCTACTTTGGAAGATCGTTTATCAACTGTAGATGTTTCTGAAGATGTAACTGCACTTGTACAAGGTGAAGACCTTTCTGAAGAATTTAAAGAAAAAGCATCAACAATCTTTGAAGCTGCTGTAAAATCAAAACTTCGTTCCGAAATAGTTAGAATTGAACAAGCTAAGACGCAAGAGATTGCTGAAGAAGTTGAATCTATTCAAACTGAATTGACTGAAAAAGTCGATGCATACATGAACTACGTTGTAGAAGAGTGGATGAAAGAGAATGAAATTGCTATTGAACGTGGACTGAAGGGTGAAATCGCAGAAGACTTTATTTCTGGTTTGAAATCACTATTTGAAGAACACTATATAGATGTACCAGACGAGAAGTATGACATTTTAGGTCAACAGTCTACACAGATTGGTGAGCTAGAAGATAAATTGAATGAACAAATCGCTAAGTCCGCTTCATTGAAAAGTGAAAAAGACGTATTGGTTCGTGAATCTGTCTTTTCGCAAATTTCATCTGACCTCGCTGACACTGAAGCTGAAAAGTTTAAGTCCCTCGCAGAAGATGTAGATTTTACAACGGAAGAAAGTTTCGCTGCAAAATTAGAAACGCTAAAGGAAAGTTATTTTCCTAAGGCAACAACTGTCGCTGAATCAGTAGATGATGTTGAAGAGCATCTAGAATCTTTTGATACCACTGGTGCTATGAGTGCTTATATGAGTGCGATTACCAAAAATGTAAAGCGAGTTAACGACTAAACGATGAAAGATTCGTTTTTTATAAATAATATTACAATCTCAAACAAGGAGAACTAAAAATGTTCCAGACAGAACATCTACAGGAAAAGTGGCAGCCAGTCCTAGAACACACAGATTTACCAAAAATCGGTGATGCTTACAAAAGGGCAGTAACCACTGTTATCTTAGAAAACCAAGAAAAATCAATGCGTGAAGACGGAGCCTTCTTATCAGAAGCTGCGCCTGCAAACAACTCATCAGGTTCAGCTAACTGGGATCCAATTATGATCTCACTAGTTCGCCGCGCCATGCCAAACCTTATCGCTTATGATATTGCTGGTGTGCAACCAATGACAGGACCAACTGGTCTTATCTTTGCAATGCGTTCACGCTTCAAGAGCAAAACTGGCGCAGAGTCAATGTACGCTGAACCAGAATCTGCTTTCTCTGCAAACGATGCTGATAGCAACATTCCAGGCAGTGCAGGTACTTCATCTAACAGTGAAACTAACCCTGCTGTATTAAACGATGGTTCGCCAGGCGCTTATACTGCTGATGCTGGTGCT